TTGATGTCATACGCTACCGACCTCGGGCTCGCCACTAAATCGGGGAGGCTGTAAAATCCTTTTTGGTGGCGTATTAAGTGCCCAGCGCCTAACATGTGGCTCATTAACGAGCTCAGCGTCCCGCGCGGGGTATCGCTGAATTCATCGAGCATGTCGTTAACATGGAGGCCAGGGTTGGCGGTTATCCATTTTTGAACGCGCTCGATTCGAGCGACATAATTAAAAGGGCTTCTCTTTTGCATATTATAAATTTTAAGGGTTACGAATTAATCCAAGCTTTTTTTATTGATTCCTTATAACGGTGAGCGGTTTCCATACGCTCGCAAAGCTCATTCAGCGCGTCGATTTCGGCCTCAATTACCACATAATGTAATCGGCGGTTTTCAGGTTGGCGCGGGTCGTAGCTGGCGAATATCCAAGCGGGTAAATTATGGGTTAACATGTTACCCATTATTTGCCAATAATAATCGGGGTTAACTTTTTTGAGGTCCTCGGGCGTTTGAACCTGGCTATGTAAATAGTGATTAACCGAATTCCACGGGCATTTGATTTCAACGCCCACGCGCTCAAAATCGGGGAGCCATGCGAACGCATCGGGCGAGCATCCAAAGTAATCGTTAAACAGTTTAAACGACGGCTTAAATTCGAAACGATCGTCGGCGCAATTGATAGCCCTTTTAAGTTCATTTAAGGCGTGCTCTTCCCATTCGTTCCCCCAGTCGATGGCGCGGGACGTGGCTTCATTAGCGCTTTGCCCCGTGACCTCCTCCATTACTTTCTCGTAGATATATTTTTTAGCGGTTTCGCTCATTTCGCCCGATTCCTTGGCGGCCTTTGTTTTCGGGTCCGTCATTAAAGCGCTGATTCCTGAGCCTGTGAAGCGTCCGAGGCGTAGTTTATCCCACGCGGCCGTTTGCTGGTTAACGGTCGCCATGTACTCAGCTAAATAGGGATTAATTTCCATTTTCTTTTTGGATTAAGAGGGTTTGTAAATTGGTTTTTTGTTCGGGGCTTAAATGAGCCTCGAGGGCTTTGATAGCGTCGGCCGCCTGAGGGTCGCCATTCAGGATACCAACCTCGAGCCGCGCGATAAGCGCCTCGGGTAATTCGCCCGCGCTGGGTATCTTAAAAGGTTTATAAACGTCCTTATTTTTACGATTCAGGTCGCGGCCGAATATCGGGCCCAGGCTTTGGGCGGCGTTCTTTAAACATTCGCTTTTGAGTTTTGGGAAAGCCATGTCGAGGGCGTTGGCTTTTTTGTTGGCGGGATTTAGCGCCCATTGGTTGCGGTCGGTTCCTGTGACATTTTCGGGAACGCGATCCACCATAATAACAATTGAGGCGGCTCCCGTTCGGCGAATTTCGTAGCCCGTGACGGGGTGAATTACCACGAGCTCGAGCGCGCCTTGAATTTCATTCGCTACGGGGCTCCATTTAAAATTTTCGGTTTTCCATTGGCCAAAGAAAAGCTCGTCGAGAGTCATTTCAATATGTGAAATAACCACGGTCGAGGCCTTTTTATCGGGGGTTTGTTCGATGCTCAGCGGATCGGGCTGAGAATTCAGGCGCTGGGTAAATTTCTGAATTTGCGCCATTGTTTCGGGGTTCAAAGGGTACATATTAAGGGGTTTTAAAAGTTTGCTAAGCATTGGTTAAGCTCCTCGCAGTACTTGAGGAGGCCGTAAACCGCCACGGTCCACGCGGCGTATTTTACGAATCGGGCCGCGCGTCTCATAGCTTTTCACGAATTTCGTTAATAGCTAACAGGGCCTCGTTATACACGCGAAAGAACTCCTCGCGGTCGATGGGTTCGGCTTCCCATGAAAAGGCCTGTTTAACGCTTGCTGATTGGCGAACGACGTCAATCATGGGGGCTTTTAACCATGTGAAGTTGTAAACGCGTAAAGCCTCGAGCGGGTCAATTACGGCGAAATAACAGTTATGCAACTTTGCGAAGTAAGGGAGGTCGAACTCGAGAACCTCAAGGGTCGCTGGGCGTTCTAATTCAATCGTGATTGTTTTCATAATAAAAAATTTTTAAGGGTTAAAAAGTTATTGCAATTTCGATGTCGTAATCGTGGCCGATACCGCCAGCGGTTGGGAGGTCGCCCGTCCATTCATATTCGTAACCTTTGTCGTTACAAATCTCTTTGAATGAGTTAAGGCAGGTCCCGAGCTTCGGGTAGTCAATAATTTGGGCGGTTCCGTTGTGGCGGTGTTTAATAATAATTTGATACATGTTATGAGGGGGTTTAAATTGTTTGACAAATATAATGTAGTTTTTTTGCTACATTGGAAATTTAACAAATTTTAACAAATCGGTTATTGAGGCTCAATAAGTTAGCTATTTTTTAAGCGTACGAATAGCGCCCATAATTGGGGAAAAGCTCGAAATACATGCGCATCGCGATAGCGTCGGCGTAATCGGGGCTCATGCCGTGAGTTCGTTGGATTTCCTCTTTTCCTGTTACCGCGAGCTTTCCGTCCCCATCGGGGTTTTTGCGGCGGATTAAATCGAGTTCCTTAACGATAACGTCGCGGTTAGCCTGAGGGAAAACCATTCTATTGAGTTCGATAAATTCGGCGAGTTTAAAAAAACATTCAGCCTTGAGGTTAACGAACCGCTCGGGCTTAGTGGCTCGGGAGCCGTTACGAAATTCGCGGCATTTCAGGACGTCAACGAGCCCAGCGCCCAGCCCGTCGGCATCGGCGAGGACGTTAGATAACTTTACTTTGTGATGGTCCGCCATTGCGCGAATAACGGCGGCGGTTTCGTCGATTTTCTTTTTTCTGAGTTCGGTTATATGAATGAGCGAAAGCCCGCGCCAAAGGGCGATAACGGTCCTATCCTTTCCAAGGCGCGCGACGTCGGCCGTTATATACAGTTCCCCGTCGTTTTGGGGCTCGCGAAAGGCCCTCAAAATGTCATCAGTAAGGAAAAGGGCGTCGGCGGTTTCGTCGTAATCCCAATCGCCCTCTAATAACCTTTTCCGATCCATTTCGGGAAGCCTCGCCAAAGTTTCGGCGTATGTTGCTGGGAGGTGTGGGTTATCCGAAACGCGGGACGGTATAAATTGAATGAAGCTCGGGAGGTTCTGAGCCCGCCACGGGGCGTAAATTTCGTTATATAACCAACCTTTCGACGGGTTACACGTTAGTAAGGTTTTCGGGCTTAAATCGAATTCTCGGAGTTTATAACGGATACGGCTTCTAACGATGTCGACGGCTTTCTTACTAACCTGGCTACATTCGTCGATAAAGGCGTCGGTAATTTCAAGCGACCCGAGCGAATCAAACGAGGGGTCGGAGGGATACGAAAACAAATCTTTAAGAATGATTTCCGAGCCGTTGTAAAACGTTATAACGTTCGATTGAGCATTGAACTGATAGTGCTCATTCGCTCGGAGCCCGAATAACTGAGCGACCTCAAAAAACGTTTTTAGGGTTGTTTTTTTCAGGGTGTCAAGTTTCGAGCGGCCAATAAGCCCCCTCGTTTTCGGGTACTTGAGGCGGCGTTGGATTTGCCACGCGCAACCCGTGAACGACTTCGCCCCGCCAGCGGCGCCCCCGAATAGAACGACCTCGGCGGGCGAGTCCAACCCGAGGGCGTTTAAACATTCGATTTGCTTGGGTAAAAAAGTAACCATTAAACGAGTTCTGTTAGAGGTTTGCCCGTGAGCTTTGCGAGGCGTTTTAAGGCCTTTAAATCCATTCTTTCGGGGTTATCGAGCCAACGGTAGGCCGTCCACCTCGAAACCTTCATTTTGGCCGCGAATTCGTTTCGGGTTCCAAAGGTTTCAGAAATTAGATTATTGAGTTTATCGGAGTTCATGGCGGAGGGGGTTTCGAACGTCGAGTTCGTTTTCTATTCGTTTTAAAATTAGGCGCAATCTTGAGGCCTGATTTTCGGGCGCGGGAAAAGCGGCGAGGGTTTCAAGGCGTAGCGCTCTGAGGTCCTCACTCGATAACCGCGTCATTTCCTTGCGTCTCATAATGGTTTTTTAAATCCTCAAAGGCCGCCCGATACCCCTCGAGGTATGCTTGGCGAATTAATTGGGCTTCTTTTACAATCAACTCGGGGCTTTCGTTAATGAATTCACGGTAAGCCATAGCCGAAAGGCTCAAGGGGTTCGAATTGAGTTTTTTTCGGGTCTTATCGACCCATTCGTTAATTGGGGTTTGGTTTTCGTTGCTCATTAAAACAGGGTTAAAACGTTCTTTTTTTCGGGTTGTTTTGGGGTATCTAACTTATTCAGTAGCTCGATAAGTTGCTCGCGGTGGTAATATTGCTGTTGGCCGCTCATAATTCTGGTTTTTAATTCCTCGAGTTTCATTGATCACCTCCTTTTATTTGCTGAGTTAGCATTTGCAAAAGCGGGTCCGAAAGTCGTTCGCTCGTTTGTTGGAGGGTATTAATTGCGGCGTTAAATCCAAAATGAAACGAGTCGGCCCGTTGCTGGGCTTCGCGTAATTTGCCGCGTTTAAATCGATCGTGAAAAGCGGAATCGGGAATTACAAAATTATCGCCGTCGGCGTATTCGCTCAATTCAGTAAATAATTTCTCAAGTGCGCTAGGGTTACTCATTTTCGGCCTCCTTTTGTTCCTGGTGTTTATACTCAGATAGCCAGCCCCGATAATGTCCGAACGCAAAGCCGAGGACGGCCGCGCTGAGGTGGGTTAGGAATAAGCCCGATATTTCGTTAAATGTCATAACGTTACGATTTTGGTTTATATTTACGGCGGCAAATATAGTAGATTTTTTGCTACATTCAAAACGGGGTGAAAACTTTGGAAACTGAAACGGCTCGATTATATCCCAAATGGCTCAGGCACGCAAGGGGATTAATGAGCGACCCCCACCGCGGCGACGACCTCCTCTCGGAAACCCTTTTAAAGATACTCGAAAACCAACGCGACAAAGCCGAGCGGCTGGCGGAGGAGGGTACTTTGGAATTTTACGTTAACCGCGCTTTGTTCTTAATGGCTATTGACCGCTCGAGCCGTTACCATGTGAAATTTAGCAAGTTCTTAAGGAATTGGGACGAAAACAGCGTTAAGCATCTCGAGGAACCGTTGGCCCCGTGGCTTGGATCGCGGTTAAATAACGAGTACGTCGACGCCTATATTTCACTCATGCCACAAATGGACGCCGTGATTTTGAGGCTTTACGCTTTGCCCGATTTCAGTTATAAGGACGCCAGCGCTAAAACAGGAATCCCGATTAAAACGCTTTACAAATTAGTTGAAAACGCATTAACCAAAATTCGAAAAAATGTTCACCGTACCCCCATCCATTCGGGCCCAGCGATTAGCGACATGCAAGGCCTGTAAACACTTCCGCCCGTCGACGTTAAGTTGCGGAACGATTATAATAGGAAATAAGCTCAGCCCCGAGGATTTGGCCGAGGCTGAGGAAAACAATAAAATAACTCACTACCGACGGAAAACTCGGCTTTGCGGCTGTTACATGCCACGTAAAACCAAATACTCGTTATACCGTTGCCCGATTAATAAATGGGGGCGCTATCGGCTATCGGATGAGGAAACCGAACTT